AAGAAGTATTAGGGCGGGTTTGAAACCCGCCCCTACGACCATGAAATTATCACGGAGAGAATTTTTAAACAGTATCGCCGATCTTGCCGCCGGATTCCGGCGACTGATCGAGAGCGAGTGCGACGGTTTTGCTTCTGACGCCGACGCGCGGATCGAGCGAGTGAGGCGCGTGATCGCGCCGGATGGTTTTCGGTTTTTCTTGCAAACCTATTTCCCGCACTACATCAAGGTGCCGCAGCCGTCGGTACTGCACGAGTATCTGTTTAAAAAATTGCCGGAGATCGTCAACGATTCGCGCGGTCGCTGGCTGGCGCTGGCCGCGCCGCGCGGCGAAGCGAAGTCCACCATCGTCTCGCAGATTTTCGTTTTATGGTGCATCGTCACGGCGAAAAAGCATTACATCCCGATCATCATGGACGCACAGGATCAGGCGGCAACGATGCTCGAAGCGATCAAGGCGGAACTCGAAGCGAACCCGCGCCTTGCGATGGACTTCCCGCAGATCGCGGGCGCCGGTCGCGTGTGGCAAGTCGGCACGATCATCACGAGCAACGACATCAAGGTGCAAGCGTTCGGCAGCGGCAAGCGGATGCGCGGCTTGCGGCACGGGCCGCATCGCCCCGATCTCGTGATCCTCGACGACATCGAGAACGACGAGAACGTCCGCAGTCCCGCGCAGCGCGACAAGTTGGAGGGCTGGCTCAACAAGGCGGTGTTGAAACTGGGGCCGCCGGACGGCACGATGGACGTGGTTTATATAGGAACGGTGTTGCATTACGACTCGGTGCTGGCGCGCACGCTCAACAAGCCGCTGTGGGAACGACAGAGCTTTCGCGCGTTGATTCGCTGGCCTGACGACATGAAGTTGTGGGACGTGTGGGAGGAGTTGCTGCGCAACGACGGCGAAGCGCTGGCCGATTTGTTTTACACCAAGAACAAGGCGGCAATGGATCGCGGCGCGGTTGTCTCGTGGCCGCAGGCGCGCCCGCTGCTGATGTTGATGAAATCACGCGCCGACGATCATGCAGCGTTCGATTCAGAATATCAAAACGACCCGATCAACAGCGAGAGCGCGCTGTTTAAAAAATTCGTTTGCTGGAAGAATGTCGGTGAGTGGGTTTACTTCGGCGCGTGCGATCCGTCGCTCGGAAAACTGGGGGCATCACGCGATCCGTCGGCGATTCTGGTCGGCGGTCTTGATCTGCAAACCGGCGTTTTAAACATCGTCGTCGCCGAGATCAAGCGGCGCGTGCCCGATTTGATCATCGAAAAAATTATCGAGCTGCAACGGCAATTTCATTGCGTTTGCTGGGGGATCGAGTCAGTTCAGTTTCAGGAATTCTTTCGCACCGAGCTTGTGAAAACTTCGGCGGCGCGCGGCGTGCCGGTGCCCGCCGTGGCGCTGACGCCGCACACCGACAAGCTGCTGCGAATCGAATCGCTGCAACCGCACATCAACAACGGCCTGATTCGCTTCCACGACTCGCAGACCGAACTGCTGCAACAACTGCGCCACTTCCCGATGGCCGATCACGACGACGGCCCGGACGCGCTGCAAATGCTGTGGATGATCGCGCAGCGCGGCGCGGGCGTCGGAGAAATGAAACACATCGCGCGCGAAACAACGCGCCGGAGATATTACGATGACTGACAACAAGCTGAAAAAAACCGCGCCGGTAAAAGTTGAACTCAACGAAATCGCGACGCGCGGGAAAGATGTTTTCAACAAGCCGTGGGGCGGCGTGATCCAGCCGAAGGACACGACGCTGGCGTCGCGTGGACAAAGTGAAGGCATCTGGATTTACGATAACCTCGAACGCGACACGGCGGTTTTTTCGGCGATGCAGAAAAGGAAAAGCGCGGTCACGTCGCGGAACTGGACAGTGGTTTCAGCGAGTGATGATGCGCTCGACGTGCGCGCTGCTGATGTTGTTCGCCGCGCGTTGTCCAACATCGCGTTTGACCATGCTTGCCATCAGTTGCTCGACGCGATCCTGAAAGGTTTTGCGGTCACTGAAATCATGTGGGACAACAGCGAAGGCGAGACGATCATCACCGATTTGATCCCGCGCGATCAGCGCCGTTTCACGTTCGCCGAAGATGGCAGCCTGCGGCTGCTTACCGAGGAAAATCGCACGACAGGGATCGAACTTCCTGATCGGAAATTCATAGTTCATAGTGTCGGATCGAAAGATGGCAATCCGTTTGGCCTCGGACTCGGCACGCGGCTTTTCTGGCCGGTGCTGTTTAAACGAAATGGAATGGAATTCTGGTTGACGTTTGCCGACAAATACGGCACGCCGACGGCTATCGGCAAATATCCGGCGGGCACGCCGCAAAGCGAACAGCAAAATTTGTTGTCGTCGATGGCGCGCATTGCGCAGGATTCGGCATTCGTGATTCCCGAAACGTTCATAGTAGAACTGTTGGACGCGGCGCGCAGCGGCAGCGGCGCAGATACTTACGAAAAGTTGCTTCGCTACTGCGACGAGATGATTTCGGAGGCAGTTCTCGGCGAGGCGTCGTCGCAACGCGAATACGGCGGCGCGCTCGCCGCCGCGTCGATCATCCGAAACGAAGTGCGGCTCGAACTGTCGCGCAACGACAGCGATTTGCTCTCGTCAACGCTCAACAACACGCTGATTCAGTGGCTCGTCGATTTCAATACGCCCGGCGCTCGCCCGCCAAAGGTGTGGCGCTACTTCACCGAAAAGAAGGATTTGAAAGCCACGGCAGAGACTGACCAGATTCTTTTTTCGCTTGGCTGGAAACGCACCGACGAATCGCTGGCCGAGTTGTACGGCGACGGGTTTTTGCCGATCAACAATCCGGCAGCGCCCGCAGGAGAAAAACCCTCACCATCACCCGCGCCTACGCCGTCGTCTGAGTTCAGTGCGCAAGAAGACGATGATGCAGCGCAGGCCGCGCTCGACGCGCTGCTCGACAACCTGCCTGCCGCCGCCCTCAACGCGCAGTCGCGCCAGATGCTGAAGCCGGTTGTCGATGCCATCATGGCCGCCGACAGTTACGAGGCGGCGTTCGCGGCGCTCGATCGCGTGATGCCGTCGGTCGAAACGACGGCGCTGGAAACGGCGCTCGGCAATGCGATGTTTGTCGCCGAAACGTATGGGCGGCTGACGGCGGAAAATGCCTAGCCCGGTCAATCTCGCGTTTACCTTCGGCCTTAAACCCGCCGAGGCCATTCGCTATTTTGAGGGGAAGTTAAACAGGCTCACATGGGATTGGCGCGATTCCTCCGAAGCGGATCACGCGATGGCTTTCACGGTGGCGAAAGTCACGTCGATGGACGTGCTGACCACGATTCGCGACGAGCTGCGCCGTTCGCTCGAAGAAGGTATTCCGTTTCGTGAGTTTCAAAAAAATCTGACACCCACTCTGCAAAAACTCGGCTGGTGGGGGCGCTTGGAATCGCTCGACGGCGACGGCGTAGTGCTGAAAGAGCAACTCGGCAGCCCGCGACGGCTCGAAACGATTTACCGCGCCAACATGCAGAGCGCGTTCATGGCCGGGCGCTACAAGGCGTTCAATGATAACGTCGAGGATCGGCCTTTCTGGATGTACGTCGCCATTCGCGATAGCCGCACCCGCCCCGGGCATCTGGCGCTCGACGGCGCGGTGTTTCGACACGACGATCCGATTTGGGACAACATCTGGCCTCCGAACGACTGGAACTGCCGCTGCCGCGTTCGGGCGCTGACCGCGCGGCAAGTCGAGAATCGCGGGCTGACTGTACTCGATTCTGAAAAATACACGAAGCATTGGGTATCGACCGACCGCGACGGCAACGAGTTCGAGCGCACGACGATCAAGCTGCCGGGGATGCCTGAGTTCAACACCGGCGCGGGATGGAACGGAAACCCGGCGATGATGCGCGGCGACAACTTGACCACGTTCGCGCTCAACAAAGGAATGACTGCAAGCCCGCTTGTTGCGGCGGTTGCCATCGGCGCAATACTCAAAAATCCCATTGCTTTTTATCAGATGGAAAACAGCGTTCAAGAGTGGATCAAGGCTCTTGACATCCGGCGGACAACAAAGGCAAAAATCGAAACGGGTGTATTGCATCTTGAGCTGATCAACAACTTGGCTTTTGAACATGGAGTTACTTCACCGACAGCGATGATCAGTTTAATTGATGAGCGCTTCGCGCATGCAAATAGACCGGGAATTCATCGAACAACACCGTTTACGCGCGAAGAATGGCTTGCATTGCCAAGCACGTTGTTAGATGCGCCTCTGGTGTTGCTTGACAAAACCAGCGAGAAAATAAACAACGACTACCAACTGCTGTATTTGATGCCGAGTCTTCTTTCGGGGCAGGCCGCAAAAAAGATAGTCGTAACGCTAAATTACGAGTGGGAGGGACGTTTGTCGCCCAGCGATGAACTAAAAACAAAGATGCTAATTAATGCCATAACAACGACCTATACAACAGGCAGCATTCTCAGTTATTGGCACAACGAAAAGTTTCCCGTTGTTTATGGGAGTTGGGCGGATTTTTGGAGGTACCCAAGAAAATGAATGTAGCCGTGGAGGGGCGCGCACCCCGAGCTCGACTTGCGTCTTATCGGTTTCCCTCATTGGTTACCCTACTTCCCGTCAGCGACCTCGCGACTTTCTGACGTCACGGCTACAGCGCCAGATTACGACAATTGAAAAGGATTTGCAAGTGTCCACCATCGAAATCACCGAACAGGGCGGCGAGCAGGTTGCCCGGCTTTTTCAGCGACTCACCTCTGCCGCCAACGATTTTACCCCGCTGATGCGCGCCGTGGCCGGAACGCTGGCCGACGAAACCGAGCAGAATTTCGCCGATCAAGGTCGCCCGAGCTGGGTTCCCCTGGCCGAAATCACCCTCAAGAAGCGCCGCGACCCGAAACGCAAGAAAAAGGAGGGGCCGCCGCGCTTCGGAAGCGGCAGCCACATGATCTTGCAGGATGCAGGCCATTTAGCCGCCAGCATCAGCGGCAGCTACAGCAGGGATTTTGCTGTAATCGGCTCCAGCGCGGTCTATGCCCGAATCCACCAGTTGGGCGGACAGGCCGGGAAAAACCACGCCGTCACCATCCCCGCCCGCCCGTATTTCCATGTCTCGCAAGAGGGCTGGGACGCCATCAGTGATGCCGTGGGGCGGTTTATCGCCAACTCCGTGAGATGAAAGGAAGCCATGAAACCCCAAAATTTAAACACCAACGAGCGCCAGCGTTGCGAAGTCTGGACGCGAGTCATGGGCTATCATCGGCCTGTTGCCTCGTTCAACATTGGCAAGAAAAGCGAGCACCGCGAACGGCGGTTTTTCCGCGAGCCGCGAATTCAAAACCGCCAAACCGCGAAATAGCGCCTTGGCGCGTTTTAAAAATGGCCGGAGGTATCGACGTGCCACCCCGTCTCCGAAAATTGAACGTCGGCGTTTTTAAACATAGTTAAACAGGGGGTGTGGAGAGTGCCGGAGGGGCGGTTTTTAACCCGCCCTCGTTTTTTGGGTGGGCGGAGATCATTTTGCCGCCTCCGGCAAAGTGACCATTTTCGTGACGCCACGAAAATGATCAACCTTGTTTCGAGAGCTGCCTATTCGGCAGAAAAGTCGCAAGTTCAAAACAACAACAATAATTTCTGAGCTGCCTTTTCGGCAGAAAACGCGACAAGGGCATCCTACGCCGCTATAGGGCATTTGTCCACTACCATTTGACGGGTGGTGGCTCGCAGAATGCGAGCCATGAATCCGCAAACCGATCCGAAAAAAAGCAGCGCCACTCCTGCCGCTGCTGCCGCGACATCCTCGCTCAACAGCACGCTACCCGCGATCGAGGTGTTTCGCGTTGGCGATCACACCACGTCAACGGGCGATCGCCTTTCTTTTTCCGCTGCCGATCTCTCGCAAATGGTCAGCAGCTACGATCCGATCAACGCGCCCGCGCCGATTGTTGTCGGCCATCCGAAAACGGACAGCCCGGCTTACGGGCAGGTGGGCGCTTTTTCGATCAGTGGCGACAAGTTGATCGCCGCGCCGACGGATGTCGAAACGCAATTCGCCGCCGCCGTCAAGGCAAAACGCTACAACAAGATTTCACTCGCGCTTTTTCCGCCCGATCATCCGAGCAATCCGAAACCGGGAAACTGGTATCCGAGGCACGTCGGCTTTCTCGGCGGCGCTGCGCCCGCGATTCCCGGCTTGAAGCCGGTGACGTTTGCAAGCGATGAAAACATCGTCGAATTTTCGACGGACTACGCCCTGCTCGGCATCGCCGGAATTCTCCGGCGGTTGCGCGAGTGGCTCATCGGCGAGCACGGCAAAGACATTGCCGATGATGTGATTCGTAATTGGGACATCGACGACATCGAGAGGGCGGCTGACAAGCCCGACCCCGATCCGATTCCCGCCTCAAGTTTTTCCGCGCCGCCGGTGACGCCGACGGCAACAACCTCGAAGGAGACAGAAGAAATGTCGGAACAAGACAAGGCGCGGCTGGCCGCGCTCGAAACTGAAAACGCGCAACTCAAGGCGCGCGAACGCGAAGCCTCGCAGGCAGCGCGTCGCGCTGAATTTGCGGCGCTCACCGAAACGCTGGAGAAGGACGGGCGTTTGCCCGCTGCGCAATCGGCGGGCGTCATTGCGTTTGCAATGAGTCTGCCTGATGAGCAGACCGTCGAATTCGCCGCCGCCGACGGCACAAAAACCAACACGCCGCTTGCAACGTACTTCGCGCAATTCTTGAAATCGCTGCCGGTAGCGGTGCCGAAAGGCGAGGCGGCGCCGATGAAAGTCGGCGAGCCGGGCGCGCCAGTGGTTGAGTTTGCCGCGCCGCGCGGCGAAGACGTTGATGCCGATCGCGCCGCGTTGTACGCCAAGGCGCGCGCGTATCAGGATCAACACAAGTGCGATTTCATCACCGCCGCTCGCGCGGTAGGAGCTTAATCATGCAAAAAATTGCGATTCTCACTCTCGCCGTGATCGCGCAGGCGCGCATCGAGGCGTACATGCCGATCAATCCGAACGGCACGGCTGCTGCCGACACCGACATCCCCCTCGGCTTCACCGCCGCGTCGGCGGATGCCAACGAGGGCGTTGCGGTTGACGTGCTCGGCACAACGATTGCGTTTACGGGCGCAGCAATCAAGGCCGGTGACGCGCTGAAGCTGTCGAGCGGCGCGGTGGTGCCCGGAACCGACGAAGACATCATCGTCGCGCGCGCGCTGACTGCCGCCGTCGCCGGTGAAAAAACTGAAATCTTGTTGCTGCCGAGAGCAGTGTAAGGAAAATCAAAATGGCAAACAGAGACATCCGCGTCATCGATCCCATCCTCTCCAGTATTTCGCGTGGCTATAAAAACGCGGCGTATGTCGGGATGGCGTTGTTCCCGCGCGTGAATGTGAACGCTTCCGGCGGGCAGATTCTGCAATTCGGAAAAGAAGCGTTCATGAAATACAACACGCGCCGCGCGCCGGGCGCTGCGACGAAGCGTATCAGCTTCGGGTACGAAGGCATGCCCTTCGCCCTCGAAAACCACGCGCTCGAAGCGCTGGTGCCGACGGAGTGGCAACGCGACGCGAAAGTGATTCCCGGGGTCGATCTTGCAACGCGCGCGATCAACCTGACGTCGGAAGTCACGGCGCGGCAACTCGAAGAACAGCAAGCGGCACTCGCCACAACTGCGGCGAATTATCCGACAGCCAACGTCGAAACGCTGACCGGCGCCGGATCGCTCGCAGGAATCAGCAACATCACAAAGTGGATCGACGACAAGAAAGAGTTGATCCGCAGCGGCATCGTGATGTATCCGAACAAGATGATCATCGGCCCGAAGGTGTTTAACGTGTTGAGAAACTTGCCCGCAGTGCGCGAGAACTACAAATACACCACCAGCGCGTCGATCACCGTGCAGATGATCTCGCAGTTTTTCGACATCCCGCAGATTTACATCGGGATGGGCGTTGCTTGCGGACAAGACGGGAAATTTTTCGACATCTGGGGCAACGACATGGTGCTCGCTTACTCTCCCGACAGCCCGCAGGGGCGCGAGGAGCCGAGCTACGGTTACACCTACACGATGGAAGGCCACCCGGCGGTGAAGCAACCGTACTTCGACGACAACCGCGACTCGTGGGTTTACGGCACGAAAGAAGAGCGCGTGCCGGTAATTGCCGGTGCGGGCGCGGCGGTGCTGATTAAAAACGCGGGGTGATCTCATGAGCGAAAAAAGCTACATCACGCTTTACGCGATGCGCGATCACCTCGGCAAAGAATTCGCCGCTGGTGCAGCGGTAACGCTCGACGATGATCGAGCGGCGCCGTTGTTGGCGCAGGATTTGATTGTGCCGACCAAGGCCGCGAAGGTTGAGAGATCGCCTGCGCCGCTGCCGGAAACCGAAGAGGTCAAGGCGGCAGCGGGCGCGGTTTTCGACGCCAAGAAGGCAGTCAAGGAGGCGGAGGCCAAACTGGCGAAGGCGAAAGCGAATCAGAAAAGCGCTTGCGCCGTAGAACTGGAGAAGGCGAAGGCTACGCTTGCCGAGGCTGTTCAAAACTTGGAAGCGCTAACGGCAGCGAAAGGCGCAGCGTAAATGCCTTACTGCACGCGCGACGATCTCATCAAGGCGTTCGGTGAGCGTGAGTTGATCACGCTCACCGCGCGTCAGAGCGGCAGCGCGTTGAACGCCATCGACGATGCCGTGCTGGCGCGCGCCATCGCCGACGCCGCCGGTGAGATCGACGGCTACATCAGCCGCCGCTACGGGCAAAGATTTGTCGGCGCCGACGTTCCGGCGAACTTGACGCGCATCGCGTGCGACATCACGCGCTACCGGCTCTACGACGATGCCACGCTCGAAACGGTGCGGCAACGTTACGAGGATGCGATTGCATTTCTGCGCGCTGTTGCCGCCGGTCGCGCGTCGCTCGGCGATGCCGAGACCGACGACGAAAACGCCTTTCGCGTGTTGGCAACGAGCGCCGACCGGCGCTTCGATCAAAACGCGCTGAGTGACTACTGATGCTGCTGCTTTCCGTTCAACCGATCATCGAGCGTTTAAAAGCGCTCGACAAATTCGCCGAAGTCGGCGGCGTCGCGCAATTCTCGCGCGCCGAGGAGATGCGGCAAACCGTGCCCGCTGCGTTTGTTTTACCGCTCGACAACGAGGCGCAGCGCATCAACGGCGAATTGAGCCGCTACAGCAATGCGGTGTCGCAGTACATCCACGACACCTTCGCCGTGATCATTATCGCTCGAAACGTCAGCGATGCGCGCGGCGAGGCGGCGATCGAGGAATTGGCGGCATTGCGCGAAGCTGTCGTCAATTCGCTGGTCGGCTGGGTACCGCCGGGCGCGTCGTGTGAACTGCTGTATCGGCGCGGGCGCTTGGAGAAATTCAACGATCAAACCGTTTTCTGGCGCGATGAATACATCACCGCGCATGACCTTGAAAAATGAGGGAGAAGTCACGATGAAAAATTTACCGAACAAAGGCGGCAGCTACGTCAACAAGGACGGCAAGTTGCTGTGCATGCAGCAGCCGACGAAACCGGCAGCGATGCGCAAACCGGCAGCGGCAGTGCGTGAAGCGCCCGCCGCGAAGAAAACCGAACCCGCGAAGGAATCGAAATGAGCAAATCCACCCAAATCGAACTGCTGCTGGCGAAAATCGAAAGCACTTACGGCGAGGACGCGAATCCCACCGCTGCGCTGAACGCTTTTAAAGTGGCGAACGGCCAACTGACGCCGCTCGAAACCGAGACCGTCGCGCTCGACTACAAAAAGCCGACGTTCGGCAACAACGAGCAGATCATCACCGGCGAGCAGATGAAATACAGCGGCGAGATTTACGCCGCCGGTTCCGGCACGCCGGGCACTGCGCCGCCGATCGGCGTACTGCTGCGCGGCTGCGGCTGGGCGGAAACGCTCACGCCCGATGTGAGCGCCGATTACAACCCGATCTCGACCGGCTTCGAGTCGCTGACGATCTACGTGTACAAGGACGGCATCCTGCACAAGGGCACCGGCTGTCGCGGCACGGTGACGGCAGATTTCACGGCAAAGCAAATTCCGAAATTCAAGTTTGAATTCACCGGGCGTTTCGTTCCCGTCGTCGATGCGGCGATGCCTGACGATGCGAACTACGACGGCTTTATCACGCCGAAGGCGGCGATTCCGTCGTACACCGGTGCGATCAATTTGCTGGGCGTGGCGAATCCGAAAACGCGCAGCTTCACGCTCGACACGAAAACCGAAGTCGTCAAGCCGGAGTGGGTCAACTACGACGAGATTTCGATTGTCGATCGCGTGCCGACCGGCAATGCCGAAGTCGAAATGGGCAGCATTGCAGAGCACGATTGGTTTGATGATGTGCGCTCGCAGAAAAAAGGCGCGGTGCTTTACACGCACGGGATCGAGCCTGGCAACATCGTCGAAGTGAGCTATCCGAGCGCAATGGTTTCGTCGCCTCAATACGGCGATAACCAGAAAACGTTGACGATGCAACTGACGATCACGCCTCTCATCACCAACGGCAACGACGACATTTTGCTTTCATTCAAATGACCGGCGGGCGGGGACGATCCCCCGCTCCACAACAACCACGACAGGAGTAACACAACATGGCACTGAATCTCAACAAAACCAGCAACACGTTTCGCCGCAAGGCTGAAATCGTCGTCTTTTCCGACAAAGGCGTCCCCGTCAAGAATTTCGTCAACTGCGAATTCAAGCGCACGAGCAAAGAAGACGCGGATGCGTTCGACGCCGAGCTTGCCGCCGCCGATGATTCGAGCAGCAAGGCAGCAATGATTCGGGATCGGCTCGAAGAAGTCTGGATGGGCTGGGACGTGGTGGACGACAACGGGCCGCTGCAGTTTACGCACGAGAACCGCGATCGCTTGTTCAACCTGCTCGCCGGGTCGATGTACGACATTTATCGCGCCTACGTCGGCGGTGTGCTGGGGATCGACCGAAAAAACGCTTGATCGAGGCGGCGCAACACTGGGCGCGCTGCCATCTCGATGACTTCGACGATCAGAGCGCGTTCATTGCACAGTTATACGCCAGTGGCGCGCCGCCTGAAATCATCGCCGAGCACGAAGCGGAGCAGGCCGAAGAACATGCGGATTTTATCTACAACGACGACGAAGCGGAAATCATTACGCTGTTTCTTCGCCTCGAAAATCGCTGGCAAATCGTGCCGACGTTCGGCGGCTTGTTTTATCAGGGGGTGGATGCGGCTTTTGCGATCAAGTTGCTGGAGTTGCGTCCGCCCACCGGCGCAGTGTTGGACGTTATCGACGATCTGCTGTTGATGGAGGCAGCGGCCAAAGCAAAACTGAACGAAATTTTAAACCGACGCGCGGAAGAAAAAAATGGCAAATGACGGGATGGAGTACAGCCTCAGGATCACCGCCGACGGTCGCGTCTTTGCAGGGCAAATTGAACTCGCCACCAGAAGCTGGGAGCAGTTTACCAAGAGCACCGGCGTCGCCGGGCAAGCGTCGGAGAAAACGGGCAAGGCGGCGGCGCAAGCGGGGAACGAAGTCAAGCAATCGGGCAGCGCCGCAAATGAAGCGGCGCGCGGTTACGACAAAGCCGCGTCGTCGTTCGGCGGCCTCATTGCCAAGCTGATTGCCGCCATCGGCATCGGTGCGATGATCAAGCAAGGGCTGTCGTTCAATTCTGAAATTCAGGATGCGACGCTGAGCATGGGCGCGATGATTGCCGCGCAAAACGACATCTACAACAATCAAGGCAAGCTGCTGCAAGGGCAAGACGCATTCAACGCGGCGGTGGGCGTTGCCGAAGAACAGTTTAAAAAGCTGCGCGTCGAGGGCGTCAACGTCAAAGCCTCGTTTACCGATCTTGAAAAAACATTTCGCGGCATCTTGCCGACGGCGCAGCAGATCGGCCTGAGCGTCGATCAATCGCGCAAACTCACTGTGTCGATGGTGCAGACTGCCGAGGCGCTCAATATTCCTGTCGCACAAGTGGCGAGCGAAACGCGCGCGATTCTCAGCGGCACGATCCGACAGGAAAATCAACTGGCGCGCAACCTCGGCCTCAACACCGAAACCGCGAAGAAGCTGCGCGAGTCCGGCCAGTTGATGGACTACCTCACCGAGAAAACGAAAATCTTTGCTATCGCCAGCGAAGCGTCCGCGAAAACGTGGACGGGCATGGTGTCCCGCCTGAAAACCGTGACCGTTGAATTCGCGGGCGGCATCACTAAAGAACTCGGCGAGAAGCTGCAAGGCGCGGGCGACACCGTGTTTAAAAAATTCTTCGATCTCAATACCAGCAACGTCAGCGCGAAGTTGACGCCGGTGATCGCGGCGTTGAACTCGGCGCTCGGCGCGGTCGGCAGCGTGTTTGCAAAAGGGATGGTTGGCCTCGTCGATGGCGCAATCAAGTTCGGCGAGTGGATCGACAAAAACAAGGATTCGCTTTCCGGCATCGGCAACGTGATCGGCGTGATTGGGGACAGGCTGACGGGCATCGTCGGCGTCGTCGCCAAAGTCGCGTTGGGCATCGCCGACTGGGCGGTGCGCAGCGGCGCGCTGCAAATCACGCTGGGGTTGATCGCGGCGGCGCTGGGAACAATCAACGACATCATCAGAGACACCGTTGATTTGTCTTCGACAAGCAACGACAAAGGGTTGACGCTCAATTCAACGGTGGGGCTTCTTGTTTTGAGTTATGTCGGCTTGAGGGCGGCCATCATCGCTTGTGCCGTAGCGCAGGAAGCCTACGCCATTGCTACCGCCGAGAGCAGCGCTGTATCAGTCAAAAGTCTTGGCATGATTCGCTCGTCTTTTTTGCTTCTCACGTCGGCGATTGTCGGTTTCAAATTCGGCACATGGTTGAGCGAGGAGTTCGGCGTCGCCCGCGCCGCCGGGCACGCGATGGTCGGCGGTTTTATCGCGATGTGGGAAACGTTGAAGTTCGCCGTGATGGCAGTGTGGACAGCGATCTCCGGCTCGTTCGTGGACGCGATCAACGGGATGAAAACGGCCTTCGGCGTTTTTCTGATCGGCATCGCCGAGGGCATGAGTCATATTCCGCGCATGGGCGACAAGGCCGAGGAGTTGCGCGCCTATGCCCAAAATTTGATCACGACGGGAACGACCGCAAAAACGGCCGGCGAAAAACTTTTTGAACTCGCCAAAGCGCACATGGCAAGAGTGATGGCGCTCAAAGAAGATTTCAGTTGGCAAATCCTGAACGAGTTGCAGCTGGTAAAATCAACAACGGCAACCGACGCCCAAACCGAAGCGCTCAAAAAATCTGGTGAAGAAGGCGCGGCAGCGGGGGCGAGAATCAAGGCAAAGTTTGACGCAATGGCGGAAGCCGCTCGCCAAGCCGCCGCCGAGTGGCAAAAATACGTTGACGCCACCGCGAAAAAAGCAAACGACAGCTACGTCGATGATACCGGCTGGTCGGTGGCGCAGAAGCGCGAACTCGACGCTCTGATCCAAGCGTTTGTGACGACAAAGATGTCGCTGGAAGCGTTCGAGCAGGCTTATCAGAAATTGCTGCAAACGACCGAGCAATACAAGCAAGAGCAAGCCGAGTTGAACAGCATTCTCGCCGACACGAAATCACTCGACGCGAATTTGAGAAAACTCGAAGAGCACAACAGCGCGCTCGGTCTGTCGAAAGTGCAGATCGAAGAAGAGCGGCTGGCTTTCGCAGAATACCGGCTGGCGCTGGCGCAGGCGACCGGCGCCAGCGCTGAATTCGTCAAGCAGTTGCAGGCGCGCATCGAAATCCAGAAAAAAATCGTCGCCGCGACGATGGTTGGCGTGATCGTCGATGAAACAAAGGCGCTGCAAGATCAAATCAAAAAATTCGAAGAACACAACAAGATGGTCGGTCTGTCGAAAACTCAGATCGAAAAGATGAAGCTGGCCGAGGCCGAATTGCAGTTGGCGACCGCCAAGGCGACGAACGCTAACAAGGAATACATCGCAGCGCTGGAAAAGAAAGTTGATGTCCAAAAACAAGTGCTGAAGGAAACCATCGTCGGCGAAATCAAGGACGAAACGAAGGCGCTGCAAGACAGCCTCGACAAGCTGAAAGAGCACAATGACACGGTTGGCTTATCGAAAACGCAAGTCGAAAAACTGAAGCTCGCCAAGATGGAACTGCGCCTTGAAACGATGCGCGGAACGGAAGCGACGCAGGAAGAAATCAAGGCGATGGAGGAATTGATCGCCAAGCAAAAAGAATATGCGTCGGAAACCGCGCGCGGCGAGGAGATCGACAAGGCGCAAGAGGAAATCAAGAAGGCCAAGGAAAACGCCAAGAAAGCGGCGGAGACCATTCAGCAATCGCTGACCGACGCGCTGATGCGTGGTTTTGAATCGGGCAAGGGCTTCGCGCAAAACTTTCTCGACACGTTGAAAAACATGTTTAAAACGCTGCTGCTGCGCCCGATCATAGAAGGGATGGTCAAAGGCGCGATGAGCATGGTGGGCGGTCTGCTGGGGCAGCTTGGAGGCAGCGGCGGCAACAACAACGGCAACATTTTAAACAGCGTGATGGGGCTTTTTAATGGCAACGGCGGCAATTCGCTCTCGACGCTGATTTCGCTAGGGCAAAAAGGCTATGGGTATCTCGCCGGGCTGTTCGGCTCAAGTGGCACGGTGTTGTCAACAAGTGGGGTGATTGGCTACACCGCGCCCTCGGCGCTCGCTTACACGCCGACGATTGGCTACGCCGGTATCGGCAACCTCGGCACGATCGGTTCGGTCGGCAGCGGCGTTTCGGCCACTGCGCCGCTGGGCGAAATTGCGGCATCCGTTCCGGCAACCACAGCGCCAGCAGCAGCAGCGACTCCGGCAGCAGGTTCAGGCGGACTCAGTGCGGGCATGAGCGGGCTGCTGACAAACCCGTACACTTGGATCGTCGCTGCCGTTGTGTCGGCGATGTTTGCCGACTCGAACATGTATGCGAAGGGCTGGCGGATGAACGATCAATCGTCCAACGTTGCCAACACTCCGGCAAAACTCGCCGCCGGCATGTTCACGATGGGGGACTGGGGCGGCGGTCTCGCCATGATGCCCTTCGTCGGGGCGACGTGGGGCGACAAGATTCTGCAACGGCTCGGCGTCGGCGGACAAGCAGCGTCGATCATTACCGGCAGCTCTCTTTTCTCGCGCTTCTTCGGGATGAAAACACCTCAAGCCCGCGCCGGTGGCGTTGAAGGTGATCTGAGTCTCTCCGGCTTCAACGGGCGACAGTTTCAGGACATCGAACAGAGCGGCGGTTTTCTGCGCAGCGGGCGGCATTGGACGGAGTGGCAAGACATCGATCCCGAATTGCAAAAGATGATCGACGCTACTATCGGGAAAGTGCCGAAGCAGATTAAAAAGCTGCTCGGTGAATTCAAGATTGATTTTAACGACGTGTTCGGCGAGGACTGGTCGCAGCAGTTTCACATCATTCTCACGACGGACGGCAAGTGGGAAAACCTCGCCGAGATGTTTGACAAGGAAACAACGCGCGTTTACCGCGAGATGGCAACGACCGCCGTCGAAGCGATCCGCGAAGGCTGGGGCGCTTATGTTGACGATCTGAAAGACCTTGAGCCGGATGATTTTCGCGCCGCGTTCACGAAGATCGTGCAATCGTTGGCGATTCTCGACAACATCAAGGATGTGCAGAAAAAAACCTTCGACGCCTACGATTTGGTGGAGGAAGATTTTGAGAAATTCGCCGAGACCGGCGAAAAAATTTACGAGACGATTTCCCGTCTCGCGACGACGTTCACGCTCACGAACAAGATCAGCGATTTCACCGGCCTCAAGTTCTCCGGCGTCGGGCTGGACTCTGCGCCGGATCGGCAAGCGCTGGTTGACGATGCGGGTGGCGCTGATGCGCTCGCCGAGTTGTTTTCCTCGTTTTTCAATGCGTTTGCTACACCCTCCGAGCAACTGGCAGCGGCGTTCGAGCCGGTGCGTGATGTGTTCGACCAGATCGGCATTGATTCAATTCCGCGCACGACGCAAGCGTTTAAAGATTTGATCGCGGCACAAGACATGAGCACCGACGCAGGGCGCGAAGCGGCGCTGCAACTGATGTCCGCTGCCGACATGTGGAAGCAGAGCGCGGGCGCGTTCGAGCAAATGAAGCAGAATTTGAGCGACAGCATCGCCGACATGCGTCGCTCGTTTGAACTCGACGGTCTCGACAACGAGACGAAATACAACAAGATCAAAGCGGAAGCGGATGCGGCTTACGCGAAATTGCAAACCGAGACCGACCCCTACGAAATCCAGAAGCTGCTCGACTTGATCAAGAGCGACATGAGTGCGACGTGGGGATTGTTGAGCGACGATCAGAAAAACTCGAAGCGTGCCGAGTATCTGGCGAAACTCGACGAACTCGAAAGCATGGGACTATCGCGCATCGACGCGAGCGCCGATCAGTATCTCGGCGTGCAGGACGCGGCGGACGCCATCACCGACGCCGGTGATCTGCTGGCGTCGGCGATTCTCGGCGTGGCCGACCAACTCGGCGCGGATATTTCCGGCGTCACAGCGCGCGATAAACCGCTCGCCGAAATTCCGAGCGCCAACAAACCCGCCGAAGAACTCTTGCCGTCGCGCGAGAAGCCGATGACGCTCGACGACTTCATGGGCGTTTTAACGACGCTACCGCTCGACCTCGGCGACGATTACACGCGCGAGATTGCATCGGCGATTGATGCGGCGATGCAAAAACTACCGAACGAACTGAAACCGATGCTGCTCGACAACGGCGAACCCGGCAGCGACGCGGCGTTTATCGCGGCGCGCGATTTGCTGGAAAGAGTTCAAAAAGAACAGGCCGACAGTGGCGACCACTTCAGCGGCAGTGTTTCTGATGCCGGTGACGGTTTTGTGTCGAGCACCGAGCGCAGCGCGAAAATTCTTGTCGATGCGTTGGAGCGCGGCGCAGCGTCGCAGATTCGCGCCGCGCAAATGATCGACGCGGCCACCAGCCGCCCGATCACGGTGCAGGTTTCCGAAAACTCGACGATCATTCAGCGCGCACCGGTGGAGTTGACGTAATGCGCGGCCTTGATCAACTGTGGCCGCTGCTCGACGCGACGACGACTTTTGTCGGTTACCTCGTCGAGATCGGCGGTTTCTCGGCGGCGCGTTTGTGCTCATGGGGGAGCGTTGAATGGAACGGCGAACTCTGGACGGAAGGCGTGATCGCCAACATTGCGCCCTCGGAGTCTGCGCCCTACGCCCACGGCGGCACGATTGAACTCTCCGACCCGGATAACGCATTTCTGGTGTCGCTGCTGCGCACGTCGATTGTCGGCGCGCCGCTGCGTATTTGGTACGCGCCCTCATTCGATCTCGACGAAGTTGAGCCGGTGCTGATCGTTGATGCGTTCGCTGATATGGCACAAACGAATCCGACAAAGAACACGGTCACGATAACGATTGTTCCCGACGACGGCGAACATTTGATGTCGCCGCGCGAGCGCGTCACGCCCGACGACTATCCCGATCTGCTCGCGCCCGGCAGCGTGATTAAATTCGGCAACGGGCAAATTACTTTGATGGGGAGCCGCGTATGAGTTTGCCTGTTTATCCCGCGATCCCGATGGATCGCGTCAGCCGCATCACCGGCGTTCGCAGCGGGCGCAGCACTGTTGTCACGATGGAGGGCAACATCGCGCAGACCGTTTCGCATCCAAACGAAAAGCTCAATTACAGGTTGTCGCACACCTTGCAACATGCCGAACACTGGCAAGCGCTCGAAGCGTTTTATGCGGCAAACAAATACACGCGATTTGAAGCAAACCTCGACGGCGTCACGCGCGCGTGGGAGTTCGTCGAGAAACCGCTCTACACCGAGCCGTATCGCTTCATTCGGCAGTACACCGTCGATCTGCGGGAGGTGTGATGCTTACGCTTACTCCGGCCATTGCACAAGTTCTGCCCGACGGCACGGTTGTCGGCGCGAATGACCCGCGTTTCGTCAGACCAGCAGAATGGGGCGTCGCCGAGACCAAGCCATCCGTCGCAGTCAACAACCCCTCGCCGACGATCATCCCAACGTACCCGCCGAACACCGGCGTCGTCTCGGCGGGAACGATCAACAGCGCCACATCGCAGCAGCCGCGCGAGTGGCAACTGGCCTCCATCGCGGCGGTCGGACAAGTAATTCCGCTCGTGTACGGCGAGTATCAAGTTTCAGCGAAGTACCTCGATGCGTTTGTTTACGGCTCAACAATCTACCTCGTGATTCTGTGGGCGCTCGGCGCGTGCGTTGGCGTGCAGAAAATCACCGACAGCAACGGCGATGCGCTTCCCAATGCGGTGACGATGCGGCACTACGACGGATCACAAACGACGGTAGATGCGCGTTTAAAAACAGCGTTTGAAGCGGTGAAAAAATTACCATTCAACGCAAATTTAAACAGGCGCGCTTACAGCGTTTTTGAAATCGGCACGGCGGCGAATGTCGATCCGTCAAATTTCAAGGCAGACATCAAAGGAATGCGGTTGTTCGATCCGCGCAGCGCGACGCAGAGCGTCGATGATCCGGCAACGTGGCAGTGGTCGGACAATGCTGCGCTCTGTCTCGCCGATTTCATTTCAAACACGCGCTACGGCTGGGGAAAAAAACTCGACTGGGCGAGCGTCGCCGATGCCGCCGACTACTGCGATGAGATCGTCGGCGGCAACAAACGCTGGACGTTGAATTACGCAATCATCGAGCGCCAAAGCACCATGCAACTGATCGAGTTGCTTCGCGCTTACGCCCACTGCTGGGTCAAGCGGCGCGGCGACATTGTGCGCTTGATTCCAGACCGCCCCGGCGCGGTGGATTTTTCTCTGACGCAGGCGCAAGTGATCGGTACGCCGCAGATCGTTCGGCGCGGCGTCGAAGCGCTGCCGACGGTCGTGATCGTTTCCTACACCGACAAAACGAAGCAGCAGGAGCAGGACTTTCCCGCCTACGCGCACATGCCGGGAACGCACGAGGGCACGCTGCGGTGGGCGGAAAGTAAAGTCACGATGCCGGGTATCAACACCTATCAAGAGGCGATGCGCGAGGCGACCGAGCGGCTTTTGAAACTGCAACACGGCGACACCGAGATCAACGCGAACATCCGCGACATCGGTATCGAACTCGAAGCGGGCGACCTCGTGCAAATCCCGCACCCGACCTACCCCGAAGGAAAAATTTACCGGCTCACCGCAAACCCCGCGCTGATCGGCGCAGCGAAATACAAGATCAACGGCGTCGAGTATCAGCCGGAAGCCTACAGCAACGATGTTTTTTTGCCGCCGTCTATTCCCGACACCACCTTGCCCGATCCGTCGCACCCGCCCGCTGTCGAGAATCTGCAAGTCGTCGAGCGACTCACGCGCATCGGCGGCGTGTGGACTTCGACGCTGCTGGTCACGTGGGCGCGCCCGGTGTGGGCTTACTTGCTCGAATACGTTGTCGAGATTTCAAATCGCGGTATCGTGTTGAGTCTCGACACCGTGCCGATCGAATCATTCATCAGCGCGGCAGTCGCCGAGGACGAGGAGTACATCGTTCGCGTGCGCGTCAAGTCGCGCACGTTTCAGTCGGAATGGACGCTGGCGACGATTGTTGCGCTCGGCAAATACCTGCCGCCTTCTGACGTTGAGCGTTTCACCGAGGCGCTCAACGCGAATGGCGCGGTGCATCTCGCGTGGACAGAGGCGCACGACATCGATCCGATCACTTACGAGGTGCGGCGCATTGCCGATGACGGCAGCGGCGATTTAAACGCGCTCTGGAGCGCTGCGACCGTGCTTGCATCAACCGTTGCGCCGCGCGTTGCGCTGGCGTTGCAACCGCCGGGCGCGTGGCTGTATCTCGTCAAGGCGCTGGACACCGTCGGCAACTACTCGCTCAATCCTGCCGCCGTGAAAGTGTTTATCAAGATCGACGATGACACGCGATTCATCGACACATGGAAAATGAACATCGTTTCAACGCAGGAAGTGACGCGATGGGAAACGCTCGCCGATTCGCTGCCGCGCTGGACATCCGATCGCGGCGAGCCGATGAACTACGGCCACGCTGTTGCCGATGATTCCGTCGGCACGTTCGGCGAGTTTAAAACTCTTCCCTTCGCGCTGCCGTGCAGCGGCGGCGCGAGTGAGGTGGTGAGCCAGTTTTACGATGTGGGCGTCGTCGTCGGCGGAACGTGGACAGCGCGCGCCAACATCACCGATCACGCCGAGCCTTCGGAACTCGTGATAGAACTATCCAACAACGCAATAAATTGGGAACAATTCTCAGGCGGCGGCGGCGAGTGCGTTGCAGAGCGTCCGGCGCGATTCGCGCGCCTGCGCATCAGAAGCGCTGGCGCTTACACGCTCACCGATTTGCCAACGCTCACGCTGGCGGCGATTCCGCGCGTTGAAAGCGGCGAGATCATGGTGGGGGCAACGGGCACCTACACCGTGCGCACGACGGGGCGCTACAAAGGCTACGTCGGTGATTCGCCAATTGACCTTGAATACATCGGCGAAATGAATTACACGCCGGAACGCGGCGCGATCAGCATCGCTGCCGACGACACTGCGCGCTTCGACGTGTTCCTGCGCGACGAATACGGCGAGCGCGTGAACGGGCGCGTGCGCTGGACATTTAGAGGAGTTTAAACAATGGACGCACGATTTATTCAGCTTGTCGAAGGCGGCGTGTTTGACACGAAAACAAACCGCATCATTCGGGAAACGGACATCGAGTGGCGGAACGTGTATCTGGATGCCCTCTCGCGCGGCGAGTGCACTACGCCGCCGACCACCTTGCCCGCTGATTTGTCGCTCGACAAACTGCGCGACACCATCGAGGGGCAGATCAAGGATCACGCAACGAGCTTGCGAAATCTCTACACGCGCGGCGAATCGCAGAGCGAAGTCGCTGGTTGGTACACCAAAGCGAGCGAAGCGCGCGCGATTGAAACGCAGAGCAGCAGCACCTATCCGACGTTGCGAAAATATGCGCCCACTCTCTGCGCCGAAATCGACGCAGAAGGCTACAGCAACGACACGCTGCGCGCGGCGGCATTGCGCGTGCTCGCCCGTGCCGTGCTCGAAAACCACGAGCCGTATCTCGCGTTCATGATGGCGGCGCAGAGCGCGAGCAAGCGCCATCGTGACGCGCTCGACGCGATGACCGACAAGGGCGCGCTGCTGCTCTATGACTGGCGCACTGGCTGGCCGGAAATCACAGGAGTTTAAACATGACCACACGACCACTACCCGACTTCGACTGCGCCGCGCCGAACGTTGCGACGCAGACGCGACAAGAGGCCATCGACGCGACGCGGTGGAACTTGATCCGCCTCTACATCGGCGACGCGCTCAACGGCGGCATGGGCTGGACAACGAGCGCGCCG